AGAAGGTATGTTCCAGAAGATAAGTTACCTCTATGGGAAAGCAAGGTCAGTTACAAGGGAAGACCTGTATTTAGAAAAGTAGAATAATGAAGATCAAGTTAACTCAAGAAGATAGAGATTGGATAGAAGAGGATCGCAGAGAAGAAGGCTAAGCATGAGGTGAAAAGAAAGAAGAGGAGAGCTTATTTAAAGTTGCATGGTTATGTCGGTAATTAAATTCTATTATAAACAATTATGAAAACATGGCAGATCATAGAGTTATTAGTGATGGCATTAGTCCTAATAATTACTGGTTTTATGTGTTCTTACTTGATAGTATCGTTTTTAGAGTTCTTGCACTAGAGTATTTTCATGGTATAGTATATTAGTACTATGGCAGAAACTGAAAAACAGAAAAAGAGTACGCCAAAAGCTACTCCAAAGAAAACGAAGAGGAAAGTTACCACAAAGAAAAGAACAAAGAAAACTATTCCAAAGAAGAAGAGGAAGTATACTAAGAGGAAACCTATTGATTACGAGTTTGGTAGACCTTCAAAGTATAGACCTAAATTCTGCAAAGATATTGTTAAGTATTTTGATATTCCCTATTTTGTTAAGAAGGAAATTACGAAGGATCATCTAGGTAGGACTTTTACTTATAAAATAGATGTACCCAATCGTATTCCATTGTTTGAAGGGTTTGCTAGATTTATCAATGTGAATACAGATACTGTAGTTGAATGGGCTAAAGTTCACAAAAACTTTTCCGTTGCATATAAGAGGGCTAAGGGACTGCAAAAAGAAATGCTTGTTTATTTGGCAGTAAATGGTTATCTTAATTCTCCTTATGCTATCTTTCTCACAAAGAACATTACTAACTTTAGAGATAAGGTTGAAACTGATATTACTTCAGGTGGAGATAAAATAGAGAGTGTGAATTTAACTTCATTTACAGAAAGCTTGAAGAATAAGACCACAGATGAATTACAACGAGAAGCTCAAAAACAGGTTAATAATAAACGAAAGGTGTAATGAGGACTTAAAGTTTAGGGAAGAGGTACTTGCCAAATGCTTTGAGGATTCTGTTTACTGGTGCAATAATTTTGCATGGACATTTGATCCTAGAGAAGAGAGGAGAAATCTTGCCTTTATTCTTTGGGATAAGCAAGTGGAGTATGTGAGGTGGGTAGAGAGACTTCTTAAGGGGCATGTAGATGGACTCATTGAGAAGAGTAGGGATGTTGGAGTGTCATACACGACTCTTATTCCTGTTGTTTTGTATCAATGGCTATTTCATGATTTTAATACTCTTATTGGTTCAAGAGTAGAGAGTAAGGTAGATAAGAGTGATGATCCTGATGCTTTGTTCTGGAAGATAGATTATAATCTTCAGAGGCTTCCTGAGTGGATGTTACCCAAAGGGTTTGAATGGATTAAACATAGAACACATATGAGGCTTTCACGCCCTGACAACGAGAATGTAATAACAGGAGAGTCCAGTAATCCTAATTTTGGAAGGGCAGGTAGATATAACCTTGCTATGTTTGATGAGCATGGCTTCTGGCAGAACGCTAAGAGTGCATGGCAGTCTTCTGGTTCATCAGCTACGACAAGATTGTCAATCTCTACGCCCCCAGAGAGTGGTAAGGCATCATTTTTCTATAAGCTAAGGCAGGGTGGAAAGGTGAATACATACACATTGCACTATAAAGATGATCCTAGACGAGATGAGAAGTGGGAGATGGAGCAGAGAGCAAGGCAGAGTGATGAGGAGTTTGAAAGAGAAAGGAATATATCTTATTCAGGAAGTGTTGAAGGTAAGGTTTATGCACTCCAATTCATGATAGTGCCACAAGGGAAGTATCTCTATGACCCTCTAAAGCCTTTGTATGTATCATGGGACTTTGGGTTGGATGGTGTGGCTATGCAATGGTATCAATGGGATATGCAGTATGATAAGTGGTACAAGATAGATTCATACTTCAATACAGATAAGGATATAAGGTTTTATGTACCATTTATAACAGGTACAGTACTTTCAGATAGAGCATACAATTACACAATAGAAGACTTGCAGAAGATAACAGAGCATAGGAAATGGCAGGATGCTACCCATTTTGGAGATCCAGATGTTAAGAAGAGGACTCTTACGGAGAAGACAAGTACGAGGGATGTATTGGCAGGCTATGGTATTCATGTTCAATGTACTGAATGGGCAGGTAGGAATCATTACGATATGAGGCAGAAGGCTATTATGTTCATGAAGAAGTTGTATGTAGATGATACAGATGAATTTTATATTGAGAGTATAATGCAGAGTAGGTATCCAACAAGGAGTGAAACAAGTCAAGCAACAACTCCTGTATCTGCTCCAGTCCATGATATATATTCACATCATAGGAGTTGCTTTGAGTATATGGCAGACAATCTTCCAGAGAAAGAAGAGAAACAGACAGTCTCTAGGGGAAATGATAATAGTCTTGTAGTGAAGGATGTATATTAGTATAGTATAGATATATGAATAACAACGGAAAACTAAACAAAAGTTTGAAAGAAAGAGTTCTTGAGGTGAGATTGACTAAATTGGAAGGTGCATTGATAAAGAAGGTAAGAGAATTGGAGTATGGTAAGGTTACTTTGATAGTTCATAAGATGGAAGGACAACCCATTAGAATGGAGATAACAGAAACGAATCAATCATGTGTTTTACAGGCAAGAGATGGTTTAAACTTAGAGGGTTCTACATATGTGAGGGATTAAATTATTAGTTTAAGATAATGACAACTACTAACACAAAAGGGAATGTAAGTAGTGTCTTGGAGGAGAAAGAAGAGGAGATGAATATTGAAGAGTCTCCAAAAGAAGAAGTGAAGACAGTAAAGATAACAGGAATGGTAGACTTAACTTTTGAAGAGGGTAAAGAGAAAGATCTTCTCAATCAGGTGAAATCAGAGTATAAGTTTGCGACTAGGAGTCTTGATGCTTGGATAGATAAGAATCTTAAGAGGTTGAAGTTATACAATAATCAGAAGAGGAAGGAAGAGTATGTGGGAGAACCTTTACTTTTTGTTCATATGAATACTTGGTTAGCATCTCTATTTGATGATGAGTTTAATAAGGTGTGGACTCCAAGGGAGGATGGAGATATAAATACAGCAGAGAATGTTACTGATGTTGCAGAGTATGATGTAGAGTTAATGGAAAAGGAAGAACTTGATTATAATGTTGATTGGGACGGTTTATTCTTTTCATATGGGCTTATAGACCAAGTTTCATTTGATTTGAAGAAGAAATGTCCTGCTCCGACTATCATTGATCCTGTTTCCTTTTATTATGATACATTAGGTTCTTCAATAGAGGGGATGAGGTTCTTGGGCTGGAGTTTGTATATGAGTGAAAGAGAGATAAAAGATAGTTCGTTTATGTATCCAAATGCAATCAAAATTCTAAAGCAGAGTACAGGAGATGAGCATAGTAAAAAGGAAGAGGCAAGAGAGCAGAGAATGGAAGCAATAGGTGGGGATATGGCACACTTTGATAAGGATGATATGGGAGACAATAATATATACGAGGTACTTGAGTGGAGAACATGGTGGCAGGGAAAGAAAGTTCTTCTTCTTTTAACACCAAATGGAAAGAAGTTTATTGGAGCTAAAATACTTCCTACAATAGATGATGAATCGGTGTCATGGTTTATGAGTGCAAAGAGATTTAATCCACAGCCTCATCAGTTTAAGGGAATGAGTCTTCCAGATATACTTGAAGATAAGCAGAGAAAGAAAGCTGTTCTTGTTAATGATACTCTCAATCTTACTAGGGCTACTGTATATGGTAGTTATGCATGGAACTCTGATCAGATAAAGAATGAGTCAGATTTAAAATGGGGTTATGATAAATGGATTAAAGTTAAGGGGGATGCAAGAACTGCAATAGCTCCTGTTCAGAAAGATGCTCCTAACTTACCACTTCTTGATACCATGCTTAATTATTTAGATGTTTCAGCCCAAACAGCTTCAGCCACTCCATCACTTCAACAGGGTGTAGTATCTGAACAAAAAAGAACACTTGGGGAAATAGAGATAGTTGCACAAAGTTCCAGAACAAGGTATTCATTAGCACTTAAGACATTCGCAATGGCAGATAGAGCTTTCTGGGGTCTATGGTACTTGAGTTACAAGGTATTCTTTAAAAAGGGTCTTGGTAAGAAGGTTATTAGAATTAGTGGTTCTACAAGGTCATTTAGAGAGCTTGGGAGAGAAGACTTTATATGTGAGGTTGATCCTGACATAAAGATAGAAAGTAAGTCGTTGAATGAGGCGAAGAAGATGAGAGAGTTTAATCAATACGTTAAGATACTAGAGTTTATACTTCTTGACCCTGCATCAGATAAGAGAGCAAGTCTCAAGTATGCAATGAGTTTAGCAAGCATGGACCAAGATGAGATAGACAATCAAATGCCTTTAACAAGTGATGAGGTAATAGCAAGAGAACAGAATGATATGATAGCTGAAGGGGTAATACCTCTGTTCTTGCAAAATGAGAATCATAATGTACATATTAGAATCCATAGGGAGGCTAGAGAGTGTAAGATTAAAGAGAATCATATTAAGTTGCATGTAAAAGCAATTAAAATGATACAGGAGAATCCAGAGTTAGATCCAATGGCAGGTTTAGAAGAAGGTATGAGTGAAGGACAGGTAGCTCCACCACAGAGACCAAGTACAGGAGCAGTACCAGTTCAATCTTCACCTTTACAGTAAGTTAATTTAAGTAGGAGTGTATAGAATGTCAATTACAGAACAAGAGTATACAGATTTATTCCAGACTGAAGCTGGGAAGAAAGCGATTGTTAGAAATCTGAAGGGTTTAGTAAAGACAAAGGGTTGGACTATCCTTATGATGTACTTCAAAGCTCTTGTAGAGAGGCAAGAGGGCATCCTTCATGATATTAACTCTCCAGTAGGTGAAGAGGAGTTGCAAAAGATAAGGATTAAACTGTATTATATTAAAGAGTTGATGGATACTCCAGAGATTCTAGCAAGAGGAATATTAGAATCAAAGGGGGAAGATATCCCAGATGATGTGTATGAATAGTTAAATAAATTTTTTAAGACCATAATATGGCAAAAGTAAAAGAAGAACTTATGGAGCTATTAGGACTCCACGGTGAATGGTGTGAAGAAGAAGAGGAAGAAGAGGAAGGAGGAAGTGAGGAGAATGAAGAGGATGAAGACGGTGGAGATGAGGATGAGGGAGATGGAAATAGTGGAGATGGAGATAGTGGAGGTGGAGATGATGATGACTCCGACAGTTTATTCAACCCTTTCGTAGAACCTAAGGGAGATGAAGAAGAAGATGAGGATGATGGTGGTGATGATGAAGATGATGACAAAGGTGATGATCCTAAGGTTATAATAGAGAATGGTATAGCAAAAGAGTATCAAGCAGACAAGCAAGCTATAAAAGAAGTTAGAGAATACGTTAAAAAGAACCCTATGTTCAAAGAGTATACTGATGAGTTAGCAGAAATAGCTTCCAAGGCAATTCAGGGTGGACATAAGAATCCTGTAGAGTTTGCTAAGAGAAATCTTAAGAGTCCAGAGGAATGGGTAGAGATAGGACAAAAGAGTGGTATAAAAGATGCAGGAAATGTATTACGTTCAAATGTTGGTGGAACAAGTTTAGGAAAGAAGAATTCAGAGCCTGCTGACTATGGTAAAATGAGTGTTAAAGATTTTGAAACGGTGGTAAGTCTAGCTAAAGACAATTAGTCTTGACAAGAGTTAAAATCTCTGCTTAAATATAGGTACAACTGAATATGTAAAGGAATAACCTAATGGGAAGGATCAATTATGATTCTGCCTGTTAGGTTATTTCGTTTTATATAAAGTTTATTTTAAATAAATTATTTTAGGTTTATACAATGAGTGCATTTATAGCAGATATACCTCATGCAATGGCTTCTTATTATGATAGGTTACTATTAGAAAGAGAAAAACCATGGCTTGTTCACACGAACTTTGGACAAACAAGAAACATACCTGTAGGCAATACAGGGACAATTAAGTTCAGGAAATATAATACTTTAGCAGTAAATATCACTCCTTTAACAGAAGGTTTAACTGGAGTTGGAACAAGTGCAACTGTTACAGATCAAACAGCAGTAGCTCTCTGGTATGGAGACTATATGACTTACTCTGATCAAGTTACTATTGAATCACCAGATCCAGTATTAACAGAATTAACAGAGGTCTTAGCAGAACAAGCAGGACAATCAGTTGATATTTTAGCAAGAAATATTTTAGCAGCAGGTACTAACGTTTTGTAT